TGCTATATTCACGAGGACTGCGGTAATCTTATCGACAGCCTTATTAACTACAATGCAGGCGGAAAGCCTGAGGAAGCCCTAAAGGACTTCTTTGATGTCATTCGCTATTTGCGGATGTCGAATGGTGGAGAAGGTCCTGACTTTCTTTCATCAAACGATATGATGACAACTAAACCACGCAAGGGAGGATACTAATGCCAAAGACAAGATTAAGTAAAATTGCAGAAGAACAAGAGGTTGAGTTCGATGAAGCTCTTAGAATCGCAACCGAAAAACTGCCAGAGGGTTCGGTTACTGGAACGGGACGAAATACTTGGGTAACTGAAGAGGGTGCAAAAATCCTTGAGGATTCCTTTATGATTGAGGAGATTATCCCTAAGCACTTCACCGGAACCGTCATATCAGAATGCCCTAACCCGAAGTACAATGTTGTCTTCAGCAAAGAAATCGGGAAGAGAGTCAATGTGTTACTTCCTCGCAAGTGGCAGGGTAAGCTTATTAAAAAGATAATGACCTTTGAGGCTATTGAGGATTCTAAAGGAGTAAGCTATCGCTATGTCGGAAAATAAGGATCTAACCCTGGACAGGGCTTGGTGCAGGGAGCAGTCCGACCGACTGGCTAGTTGGGAAATACTTCGCAGGTATGTTCTGCACGAAAGTGGCGTATCAATGACAAATGGTGACCTATGTGATACAATAGGCGTATCATCGACTTACACTATCCGTTTGCTTAAATCTATACAAAAACGCCTCGCAGAAGAAAATGCTAAATGAATCAATCTCCGAGTCCTTGACCTACGTCCAGGATGAACCCGATATTAAAACTCTACGCTATGCTTACGAGCAGACCGTATCAGAGTTGGACTCCTACTTTGATCTATGCCGTACTAGCTACGATGATCGTCGTAACTGGTGGCCTGGCAAGAGCCGGGATCATCGCAAGCACGGGGCTGACGCTTTCCCTTGGGAGGGTGCGTCCGATATGGAGTGCCACTTGATTGATGAGCGAATTACTCGTCTAGTATCTTTATTTATGGCATCGTTGAATCGAGCCAATGTCCGAGCATTTCCTGTTGAGAGTGGTGATATTGGTCGAAGCCAGATTGTTTCGGGTTTCTTGAAGTGGATGGTAACGTCGGGATATATCCCACGTTTCTACCGCGAGATGGAACTCGGTGCTAACTATTTGCTTGAGCGGGGTATACTGATCACGTATGTCGGATGGCATCGTGAGGATCGACGGTTCCTTCAGGAACTTGACATTAATCAGATTGCGCAAGTCAGCCCGGATGTAGCAGTTGCTATCCAAGAAGGGAATGACGACGATGAGTTGATTGCCCTGCTACAAGCTACCTTTGAAGGAACAACTACGAAACGTGCAAGGAAGGCACTCAAGGCTTTACGCAAGGATGGTGTAGCTGAGCTGCCTGTTGTACGTAGGCAGGTGAATGCACCCGAAGTAAAGACCCTTGCACCGGATGGGGACTTCTTTTTTCCTCCGTACGTAACTGATCCACAGCGTTCACCTTACTGCTTCTGGAGAACTTTTTATACAGCACAAGAACTTGAAAACAAGGTTACAACAGATGGATGGGACCAGGACTTCGTTGACCACGTCATTGAGAAATATCGAGGCGTTAATATTGATTCTGTTGAGCGCGAGCAAGAAGGCCGTCGCAGTATCAGCCTTACTGATAGTGCTTATCAAGCCAATGAGCTTATTGAGATCTGCTATGGATACCAAAGACTTATTGACCAAGAGGACGGTGCTGAGGGCATTTACTGCACAGTATTCCATCGTGAGTTCAGTGGGGATGAAATGACACCTGGGTATGCTAAGTATGAGCTGCTTAATGGCTACGAGGATTATCCTGTAGTGGTCACAAAGCTATCAGAAGATAGCAAGCGACTTTATGACACAGCAACTGTTCCTTCTTTGCTACGTGGTCTACAGAACCAAGTAAAGATTGAGCGTGATTCGCGCACTGATCGTAACAGCTTATCTACTCTGCCTCCTATCCTGCACCCAGTTGGTCAAGCACCTACTGATTGGGGTCCAGGTCGTATGATTCCTTATCGTCGTAAAGGTGATCTGGACTTTGCTCCTACACCTCCACCTCCTACTGGCTCAATCGAAATGGAGTCAACATTGCTTGACCTAGCTGACCGCCTAGTAGGACTTGACGACGATGGAGCAATCAGCCAGATTCGTCAGCAGTTCCTTGTTGATAAGTTCCTTAGCCACACAGCAGAGGTTCTGCGTATGGCATTCAAGTGCTTCCAACGCTTTGGACCCGATGAAATCTTCTTCCGTGTTACTGGTATCCCTGATCCACAGAACTTTGATAAGGGAAGTGCCGATGAGAACTTTGACATTATGATTAACTTCGATGTGCAGAATACTGACCCCAAGACAGTCGAGGCAAAGACTCAGCAGTTCGTAGCACTCAATCAGTTGAACTCCAACAACCGTCTCAACGTAGATGCTCTATTGGATGTCATTGCAACTAGCATTGACCCAGTGATGGCGGATGCAATCCTACAGCCAGTAGAGACAGCACAGGAGGAAGTGGTCAAACAGGTCACTGATGACTTAGCTAAGATCTTTGCTGGTATCGAGATGCCGGCACGTCCAGCAGGAGCACAGATTGCACTACAGGTAATCCAGCAGTACACCCAGCAGCCAGACGTTGCACAACGGGCTCAGACTGATCAAGCCTTTGCCGCTCGACTGCAGAAGTACGTAGGTCAATACACCTTCCAGATGCAGCAAGCACAGAATGCTCAGATTGGTCGCGTGGGTACAGCCCCCGCACAAATGGGTGAAATCGATACACAAAACTTATAATGCCAGACAATATATCAGTAGCAGAGCAAGGCAATCGCCGAGCTAAACAAATCAATTCCAGCAATCGAGAAAAAGCCTTCAAGGAATACTTGATGAAATTTGAAGGGTTCGATGAAGTTGCCCGTAAGGGTACTGGGGAGACGAACTATACAATTGGCCACGGACACGCCAGCCCAAGTGTAAAGAAGGGTCAGCGTATCACACGTGAAGAGGCTTCATTGCTGCTGGATAAAGATATTAAGGAACGGATCCCTAAAGTTCAAAACTTAATTCCAAAGTTTGATTCCTTTCCCAGCTCCGCCCAGACAGCTATCTTTGGTGAGTACTACCGTGGATCAGTTGGCGGAAGCCCAGATACCGTTAAGGCTATCAATGCAGGGGAGTATGAGAAGGCTGCAAAGGAGTTCCTAGATAATGACGAGTACAGGGAGAGAGTTGCACTTAACCGAGCTGGCATTGGCCCACGTATGGAAAGAGTTTCCAGCGAGCTAATGAAGATGTCAAAATAGTATGAATATACAAGACGACATCAATAGCTTGCACAGCTATGAATCCTTTGCTCGGTTTATCAAGATGGTTCACGAACTTCGTGAGGAGACCATTAGCGAAATGCACGAATCATCCAGTGAGACTATCCAGCAGATTTCTGGTAGAATCATTACCTATGATCAAATACTTCAAATGTCAGGATGGGATAAGCTGCGGTTAAAGCATTCGGATCGAATGTAACCCATATGTTATAATGCCCACATCGCCCTCGCTCGGCGTTAATGAGTGGTAATAATATGACAGATGAAATCGAAACTGCTAACGCTGAGGCAGACCAAAGTTCAGTGGACAATAATAACTTATCCGTTGAGGATTTTGCAATGCGGAGGATCGGGCAACTGACCCCTGAGGCTAAAGAGCCAAAGGAGGAAGAGGCCGGAGAAACCGAGGAGCAGGAAACCGAGGAAGTAACTGAGGAGGAAACTGAGGAATCAGTTGAGACTGAGGAAGCTACTGAGGAGACCCAGGAATCCGACAATGTTCTTTCACAGTTGGACTTGGACGATATGTCCGAGGAGGATTTGCGGGAACTAGCTGACAAGCTAGGTAGCCGTGCTGTAGCTCGATTCGGTGAATTGACTGCTAAGCGCAAAGCTGCCGAAGAACGTCTTGCTAGTTTAGAAGCTAAACTCAAGGAAAAACCTAACCTATTAGAAACAAAGAAGGTTGAAAATAACCCCTACGGTAACCTCGATTCTGTCGAGAAGTTACAGGCCAAGGCAGGGGAAGTCGATCAAGTTGTTGAGTGGGCTGAGGATATTCTGTTTGAGAGTGATGGCTATTCCGCTGATGACATCGTAACCGAAATCGAAGGTAAGGAGTGGACAAAGAAGGACGTGCGACAGGCTTTATTGAAAGCCCGTAAAGCGCAGAAAACTTTTCTCCCTGATCAACTCAACAAGGTTCAGGCACAGATCGAAGGGGAGCAGCTTGCTGATTCTTTCTCAGAACGTGCCAGAAAAGAACTGACTTGGTTGGAAGGTGAGGACAATGACTTACGCAAACAATTCGAAGCCACCGTAGGTGATGAACGTTTTAAGCAACTCAAAAAGGTTGTTAAGCGGGAAGCACCGGAAGTAGCTGCACAATTGGATTATTGGTTCGCTCACGCTACTAACAGTATTTACGGACGTAAGCCCGTCACTGAGCGTAAGACATCAGCAGTATTAAATCCTCCGAAATCAGCCAGTCCATCTGCATCCAAACCCGAAAAGGGAATGGGAAGAACAGCCAAAGCACTAAAAGAATTAGAAGCTAGGTTCAAGGAAACGGGTAGCGCAAACGATTTCGCTAATCTCAGAAAACACAAAATGGCATCACGCCACTAACCTATTCATTAACTAACTATACAAATACATAACTAATTATGGCATTCTCAAATACATTCGATACTACAAATACCGGTTCCGGTGTTTCCAATCGTGAAGACCTCACTGATGTCTTGACAATTCTCGCACCAGAAGAAACACCTATTCTTTCTTCTGCTAACAAAAAGGGCGCAGGCGCAACTAAGGTTGAGTGGACTGTTGACTCTCTTTCGGCTCCCAGCACTGCTGGTATCGCTGAAGGTGCTGACGTTACAGCATTCACTGACCAATTCGCTGGACGCGCTCGCCTTGGCAATCGCGTTCAAAAGTTCCGCCGGGACTATATGGTTTCCGATCTGCAAGAAGCAGTCGATTCCGTTGGCCCAGCTAAGATTGCTCAAGCAGAAGCTAAAGCACTTCGTGAACTCAAGCGCGACATCGAAGCAAGTCTTGCTTCAGCTAACACTCAGACAACCGAAGACGGTGCTGGTGTAGTTAATCGCCTTGGTGGTCTTGGTGACTGGATTCAAAATGCTGCTGGTTCGGGTAACGTTCCTGCTTCATTCCAAACTCCAGCCGCAAGCATCGCTGACGTAACTGATGGTACATTCGCCGAAAGCGAATTGAACTCTCTTATCTCTTCGATCTTCAAGGTTACTGGTACATCCAACAACCTTATGTTGGTTGCTGATACAGCACTCCGTCAAGACATCAGCGACTTCGCTCGCATCGGTGGCGTATCGGGTGACTCAGTTCGTGCAGTGAACTACAACGGCGAAAGCGGCACTATCAAGCTTTCCGTTGATCTGTATCAAAGCGATCACGGTATCGTATCTGTTGTCAACGCTAACCCTGACTGTATGCCAACACAAGCTGGTACTGCTGGAATGGCTGGCTACTTGGTGAATCCTGAATACTACGGTGTTCACGAACTCATCCCTATGGGCAGCACTCGTCTTCCAAATCTTGGTGGCGGCGACCGTGGCTTCGTTGATTGCGCTTTGACCCTCGGTGTTTACCACCCTGGTGCTCACGGCAAGATTGTCAGCACAAGCTAAATAATTCGGGGAGGGTCTGGTCCGATCCCAGACCCTCCCCCTTTTTTTTTACTTATGGATATTATTACTCCTAATTCAAAGACTTACTCCGATGAGGAGATTGATCGCGCCCTAATGCAGGAGATTCAAGAGGGTCTCCAGTTGGAACGAGCGACCGAGAAGGACCGCTACCAACAAGCAGCCAAGGAGGCGCATCAACTGAAAGGAACTATTCATCCCACCTTGGGACGGCCAGTTGCCACAATGCCAGCACGAGAATTTTTTCGACTGGTAAAGAAGTACGGTCAAGAGACTGTGCATTCTAAAGAATTTTTAAAGTACTACAATAAGAAGTTCCCAGAACTTAGCCCCAACAAAATATAATGCAGACCAGAACTTACGGCGATCTTTTCAAACTAGCCTCCGCTCTTATCGGGACAGGCGGGGAACTATCCACTGGTGAACAGGATCAACTGATTCATTTCATTAACCGTAGGTTCTCCGAGATCTTCAATGCTAGCCCAAGCTGGCCTCGGTACATTAATGTAGGTGATCCACGGCCTATTGGGACTAATCAAATTGTTTCAACCCAGGGTGGCAATGTTGGTGTGTACGGAGCCGGAACCGCCGCAGTCAATGGACTATATGTAAGAAATGGGAACAGTATGGACGGTAACCCTGCATTCACGTTGTACGATACGGATGGAACTACTGCTTTATATAATCTATGGAGCGACACATTAGATGCTTGGTTAATTACTTCAGACGCAATTGATACAAACCCACCGACAAATATAATTTACACTGCCTCAGTACCACAAGTACGAAGCAACCCACCAGAATCAGGATGGGTTGTATGTCCAGTAAATTGCAATGGTGAAGAGCCAGCTCCGAAAGTTAACAATTTATCAAGCATTGGTGAGTTCGTCCGTATCCACAACACTCAACCGCTACTGAACCGATCAGCACGTGAGTACGAGTTCTACGTATCATTTGCTGGAGCACACATCCTGAACGTAGAATCAACTACGGACAACACCGCTTGGGTAACTTACAAGAGTGAGTTTACTCCATTTGATGTAACCGGTGATTATTATACTTCTACAGTAGAGGTTCCTGCGGAGTTCTTTAACTTTATTAGCCACGCTGTTTATGCTGACTTTCTTCGGGTGCAGAACAAGCAAGAGGAAGCACTCGCAGAGGAGCAAGCTGCTCAAACCTTTCTGGCACTTGAGCTGGAGAAGATCGACCTACGTTCTAACAACAACACAATTAATAAGAAATTTTCAACTTACGTAAATCGTCAAGCACGATAACAACCCCTGTGATATAATAAAATTATGGCTAACTCAAAAAACAACGCACTGGAATTTTCCTCCGCTGGATCGGAGATCCTTGAAGCTGCTGATGCAGTAACCGGTAAACGCTATGGAGCGTTGCAAATCTTAAATGACACTGTGTTCGGTGCTTTGACTGCATCCAGCATTGACGGGACAGCTAAGCTAGTTGGACCAACCTTTGCTGCTGGAACAATTATCTATGGAGCATTCAGCGAAGTAACAGTAACTTCTGGTAT